CTGGTGCACCTTGATTTACATAAAAGGTAACTTCAAACCCTTCCCAACGTTTAGTGCTTGGCATAAGTCCAGCACGAAAATCGTCGTTTAACATTTGACTTATTTCAGTATCAGATAACCCCAAATACTCTGAATGCAAACGTCTAAAAGTTTCGTAATCAACGCCAATTAAAACGTCTAAATCTCCTGGTTCACGTTTTACTTTCCACTGATATGAAACACCAGAACCAGCAATCCACACCGTAGACCATGCAGTTGGGTTCTTATACGTTTTCCCTAAAAAGTCATTGAGCATACGCAAAATGCTGTTGCGAACCCAACCCTTAAGCACATCTCCATCAAAAAGAACAGGGTCTAGGTTTTTTTCTGGCTCACTAAAATACGAAGTGGTTGACCCAGCCAAAGTGCCTGAGCCAACCACCCGATTTAAAGCATCGTTGCGGTTCATGCTTAAAGTTTACTCGTCATCTTCCTCGTTGAAAGGCTTGATAATACGTTTTTTCATAGGACGTGTTGCTTCTCTATCTACAGAAGGAGGTTTAATAAACCCACATTCAGTATGAGCAGCAGTAAACCTATGAGTGAGATGCCAAATTTGTTCGCTTTCTTTATCATCTCCAGCGATGTGCAAAGAACTCTCGCATCCTCCGCAGGACATCTCAATAGTAATCATTATTCCTCAACAACCTCTACAGGAACTTCAATGTTTTCTGCTGAAAATTCAACAGTCTTAGGAGCACCTGCATCAAACTCAACGCCACGTTCTTGTAGATTTGTAGCGATTCGCTCTTGGAAAGACAGTTCACGCTGTGTCATAGCGTTCATTACGCCAGAGATAACTCGGTCAGCAAGAAGTTGTGCTTCAATGTCTGAAACAATCTCTTTAGAAACTTTGTAGATGTCAAATGTTGATGCTGGACGGTCTGATTTCACACCTTCAGGAAGTTCCTTGTAGGTCTGAATGTTTCCATCTTTTTCAACAGCAACTACAAAATAGAAGTCAAGGTCATTATTTGCCATTAGTCATACATTCCCATCAGTTGTCGTTTACGTTGTACTACCTTACTATGGATAGGACAGAAGTGACAAACATAGTTTTTAGGCCCTGCGTCACCTAGTGGGTCCATACCCAATTCTTTTCTTTCTTTAGCAGTATTAGGCAGAAGTCGTTTGCTATCTGACTGATACTCGTCACAGTTATCCTGTGGCTTGTTTTTACGTTTCCAACAAGTCATGGCATCTTCACCAAATTGACTCTTGGTGTCGTAAAATCCCTCGTCAATTTCATCAAGACCCTTAGAACCTCCGCCTTTAATTTGGCGAATCATGTCTTTTCGAGCCTCTGTATTAAGCCAGGCTTTTACAGGAACAATAAACAAAAGCCCCTTGTGTTCTTCACCTGACGGAAATCTGTGCTTTTCACATGCAATAGCAAGTAGTTGGTCATGCTCAGCAGGACCAACATAAGGGGGTAGTTCTTCAATTGTGTTGCAAACTTTGCAGTGCAACAATCGGAGTACGGGTCCCTGATTATGGTCGTCAGGTTTACGAGACCCCAATAGAGGGACATTTGCCATGTGGTGCTCCTTGTAAGTAGGGGATTAGCGTATCAGATTATGAATTCCAGAGATTAAGTTCCTGCTGGTCTGAAGCAGCCTTTTGCTTTGCTGCACGTTTTGCTGAACGGGCTTCCATCTTCTTATCTCGCTCACTCTTTACCCCAATAGCACGTCGAACAATTGACTGGTGCTTTGCAGTTGATGGGCTGTGGGATACGTCTGGGTAAATCCATCCACCCTCATGGTGAACCGCAATAGGGGTGTTATAAGACTTCACATGGTAATCGGTTGTGTTTGCTACATCCGCAAGTTGCTTTGAAAACTGTGTTTGATTTAACCAACCGTGTGAGGAGGGTGCTCCCTTTACGCCTTCCATGTTTGAGCCTTTAAATGGCTCACGTGCTGCAATATGTGGTCCAGCATTTGTATTAGAGACTCTTTTAGCCATAAGGGTTTATCTTCTTTCCTTGTTCATTTTCAGCCCATGAAGGCTTGCCTGTTCTATCACGATGAGTTCTTACTGCACGACGAAGAGCAGCACGTCCTTGAGCACTAGCAAGATTATGACGACGAATTACTGTGTTATCAGTACCAAGACCACCGTTAGTAACGTAGTACTTAGTACGCATATTTGCTCTATCTGGAACTGATGCCATTATCGACCCGTCGCTTTCTTATAGCCCTTTTTTGCACACTTACCGCAAACGGTTCCAGCAAAATAGCCCATAGGGTCTTCATGACCACACTTGGCAATCATTTGAGACCAATTGGGACTTGTTGGTTTACGTGAAGGGTCACCGCCACGGTCTACTACATCAGCCACAGTTACTTACCTGGGTTTACCTGGTCTGGGTGCTCTGTTGCTACAAACCCATAATTAAAAAACGGGTGAAGTGCTTGACGGTTACGTAGAGTTTCTTCAGAACCTGCACCAGCAATAACTTCAGTATCAGGACGTGCCTTACGATATTTACCGTCTGTTGAACCCTCATTAAGAGACTTGTTCATTGAACGTGATGAGTTAACTGCCATGGTTATTTACTTCCTTTTCGGTCAATGCGTTTTGCTGCTTCTTTATAAGCAGAACCTCTGTCCATGCCGTAACTACCTTGCAGGTCTTGTGCTGCTCTACGAACAGCACCACGCTCCATTTCAGCATCGTGCTTCTGCAGTCCAAATCGGTCGTTCTTATCAGGAGCAGTAGTTCCTCGAAGTGCACCTGTTTTTGCCATTTGACCAAGAGTGGTCTTCATAGTGTTACTTGCAGCCTTCTTTGCCTTACGGCGGTCATTCCATGAAATCATAATTATTCCCCTTGAGGTCTATTTGCATCACGACGTGTTTGACGGTCAGTTTCTACAGCCTTGATTATGCTTAGTCTAGCGTGTAGGGCCTTTTGTGTTTCTATTAAACCTTTAGCAGATTTTTCTGATGGGTTATGAACAAACCCCTTTGCCAACCCCAAAATACCGTGAATATGTGGGGACATTTGACCAATAGTGGCATGGACCATGTTGAACTCTGCGTGATGGTCATGGTACGCCTCAGTACCGTGAGTTTCCTGCATACGACCTAACAAGGTAACTGCATGGTCAGTAAGGGCTTTAATCTGGCTGTGCTTTCCTTGTGCTGCACCTGTTTTGATTGGTGCTGCACCTGCTCCTTTGTAAACTCGTGCTGACCCTGAACTTCGAGGTGCTGCTGGTTCTACAGGAGTTGCAGGTAGTTCTGTGGTGACCGCTGCTTTTCTTTCTTCTGCAGTTGTTCCACGAAGTTTTCCACCTTCACGAGTAACAGTTGGAACAGCAACAGTGCCTTCAGCAGTTAGTTTTTTTCCTGAACGAGTTGCTTTACGTTTTCTTGTAGGTCTAACAGGAACAGCATTTGCTGGTTTATTTTTACCAACAAACTCAGGTAAACCAGAAATTGGTCCTGGGGCTGGTTTTAGTGAAACCATCTTTCCATCTGCACCACGTTTAACAGTTGGTCGTGCTGTTTTTTTTGTTGCCATTACGCCATCCTGTCTTTAAGCCGTTTAGCGTTGCGTTGTGCAAAACACTGTGGGCACATTCCTTTGCTATACATTGCAGATACTGGGTCCATAACTACACCGCATCCAGAACATGGATGAGAACCGTTGTACTTCATCGTATTGTTTACAACAGTTTTTGCTTGCATATCTAGCGTGTATGAACCGCTTTCCATGTCCATTAGTTGGCTCCTAAATCGTTACGTGCTGAACCTGAGTATCCTGCAACTCCTCCTGAGAACCAAGAAATACGTGGTTCAACATAGTTGCGGTCAATAGAAACTATGTCATCAATTCCAAATGCTCGTCTGTCATACCCGTAACGGTCTGGGAACAAACGTAGTTGTGGAAGAGGTGGACGTACCATTTGTGAAATTTCTGAACCTGGAATGTTCATAACCATAAGGGCTTGAGAAGTTAGGCGTTCTTCGTTAGAAGACCATGGCCCGTTGTATTGCCAACGCTTGGCTACTTGGTCAGGTTGAAAAGGTGGACGATTTTGCCATGGCTTTGTATGGTCGTAACGACCGTCTGCTTTTTGAGTCATGCTATCTCCAGGCTGGTCGCATGTTAGCCAACTGCGATGCTCTCTTTGGGTTTAGTTGTCCTGGTTGGTCAGCACGTAAATTTGCTTTTCCATCGTTTACAAGATGTGGGTGTGGGGTTAGTTCCATTTCTGGAGCATTGCGTTCGGAAAGGTATACAACCACACCCTCAGATGAATCAATTTTAGATTTCATTTGTCTTGATATTCCACGGGTGGGTTGTAATTCTGTAGGCCAGTAGTAGCCTGATGGTTCAATGCGTTCACCTTTGTGAACACCTCGTTGATACGCTTTTTTATTTAAATTGTTTTTGATGGAATCAAGCATTCTGTCATCACGACGACGTGTGACTAGTGTTCCTAAATAACCATCTGGGTATTCTGCTGAAGGAACACGACCAACACCAAGGCGTTGAAAATCTAGGTTAGAACGAACCGCTGGTCCACCATAACCACCCTGATTGTTGTACCCGTTTAACCCACCAGCACCCAAAGATTGCCAGTTTTGATTAGGGCTTAAATTTCCTAGCATGTCCTTATGTTAACCCTTAACTTATGTTTGTGAGTGCCATAGTCCCGTAATCATCGCTGTCATAATGCAGTGAAACGGTGTCTGGAAGGCTGTCATCATCAATTAACAGGCTAAGAGTTACGGTTTTGTCATCATTAAAAACCATCCCAGTAATTTCAATTTCTTCTGGGAGGTCCAACATAAACTCAACAACTTTAACGTCTAAAGAAGTTGTAACTGTTTTTGCCATTTTATTCTCCAAATGCTTTTCTATGTGCTGCTTTTGCCTCAATCATAGCCTTTTGGAAAGCAGCACGTCTACCAATTGGAGTAATCAACTGTGCTACTGGCGGAAGTAACGCAACTTTTTGGGGAACAAACTCTCCTGGCACTGTTTTGTCCACGAGTTTCTGTAGTCATTGCTGGACGTGCTCGTGGTGTAAACATCGAAACGTGAGAACGATAAGCAGCCTCTTCACCGTGTGGGTCAAATCCACGACCAGTTGCTGCATGACCAAACGCATCGTGAACAGCACGAAACATATCGTTTTGGTCATTAGTTAAATATGGATGTCCCCCTGTTGATGCTGTAGAAAGTACACGTAAACGAGCATTGTGCCTGATGTCCTCCATCATGTCACGAGCACGTTTATATGGGTCAGTCTCTGAAACCTCTACGTTAATACCAAGACCGCCACGTGATTTAGGACGAGTTAAGAAATCAAACTGCTGCTCTGTTTCTTCTCCAAAATGCTTAAATGCTGGTACTGCTTCTTGACTAAATGATGGTGCTGCTTCATACGCTTTAGCAATGTGAAGTGCTTGAGGAATATTAACAACTACATTGCTAAAACGGTTAGGGCGTACCAAACCCAAATCGGCTGCATAACGAGTACCTGCTTCAGCCAAGTTGGGATTGGACATATCCTTACCAACATCAAAGTGCATTCTGCTCATCCCAACATTATGAAGGATGAGCAAATTATTTAAGCGTTAAACTCCAGTCCATGATACACAGCAGACCCTTCAATTATATGAATTGGGTCGATTGAGAACCGACCTGTCTCCTCGTTGTACCAAACAATTGCCATACCCTGTTGCCAGTTCTCCCAATGAGTTCCTGGTCGACCGTCTGACCCAACACCTGAATTAACAGAAGGAACTGCACCATCTACACGGCACAAACACCCTGGACTAAATGCAACGCTACGAATTGGACCATCAGCATCGTAAGTTGTTTTGTACTGCATTTCAATACGATGAATGTGTCCAAAAATAGTCGATAGATGTGAGGTGTCGTTTGTATATGCAGCAGCAGTAGAACCGCCACTACGAACTTTATTGCCGTGCATTGCACGAAGATATTTACCCAACCAAATTTGAGAATCTTGAGATGGGTACTTATCGTAGAACTCAACGTTAAGTTCGTTTAAACATAACAGGTTTTTAACACTAAGGACAGGGTCTCCTTCTAAATCCGTTGCCTTCTTCAACCCATAAGATGCACGAGCATTACGTGTGGCATACAAACTAAGACGGTCATCGTGGTTTCCTTCTAACAATATAACTCGTGCATCTGGGGCAATAGCACGTTGTTTTGCTAAAAATTCATAACCATAGTTAATTGCTAGTTGTGTTGTGTTTGCAAACGCTGCTTCTACTACGAATCTTGAATGTTCAGGTAAATCCAGGAAATCTCCTAGATTGATAATCATGTCAACACCAAAGTTTTCTTGCATGTACGCAGTTACCTTTAATGCTGTTTCAATTGCCCTAGGGTCGTGGAATGGGTCTAAAGTCCCATCTTCATAACGACGGTAACCAATCTGAGGGTCTGGCAAAATTACTGCACACTTTAGTTTTGTTTGTGTTTTATCGTGTCTTGTTGGTGTCCAATCCAACTTTACATCTACAGGTGTTGCTGGTCGAATTATCTCCCACTGTGGTCCTTCTTCGAACTTAGGATGTAGAACAATCTTAATCGCTTCAAGGTCGTGGATTGAGGGGTTGCCGTCTTCGTCTTTAGTAACCAACTGATAATTAGATACAGTAACCCGACTAATCTTCCCAACTTCCTCACGGTCGATACCATTTTGTTTTAGTACCTCTTCAATCTTGGAGTTGATGATTGCGTCTTCACCCGCTTTAATAATTGCATCTAATGGGTCTACTTCCGACATGAGCAACGTCCTTGTCTGTGTGTGCGAATTGTGTCTCGACTTACATTTACAACTTGTTCAAGTAAACGTGCTAAATCGGCATGATTAATTTGCGATGCTAACATCGCTTCAATTTTTGCTTGTTTTTCTTCTGGCAAATTAAATAGCCATTTGCCAAACTTGCATACTTTGTGTTGAACCTGTGGACGTAACGCCTCTTCTAAGAGGGCATCCAACACCTCTAGAGACGGTTCTTCGTAAACCTTGTTAGACACGTGAGTCCCTTCGTAGCGATTTCGTACACTAAATAGTACACGAAAATCTCTACGAAGAGACTACGACACGCTAAAGATTTATGCTGGACGAACGGGCTGTGTTGCTCCTCCGCCATCATCCCATTTGTAAAATGAACCTGATGTTTGCTTTGAAAGCGGTGCAGGTGTTCCATAAGGATTAGATTCGTTTGCCCAAGCAGTTCTTGCTCCTGCTGTAGACATGTTTGTAGAACCTAATGACTTAGGAGATGTAGCACCCGTATAACGATACGGCTGTGTGCCACCTTGTTGTGCAGATAAAGCGTCGCTACTCACAATTACTCCATTGAGGAGTTAACGCCGTCAGTCATTCCATTCTTTGTACCCATTGTTGAAGGAACGATGCGTGCATTACGCATTGTCTGTCCTGCTGTTGGGTCTGAAACGCTGAACTTTGACTTCACTTTGTACGCAGCACCCATACGCTCTGAACCTCCTGGTGAGGAAACGTTCTTGCGATTTTGCTTTGTACCAGATGCAGTTGGGTCTCCCGCTTGTGTGTTCTTCTTAGGAACTAAAGTTCCCTTTACTGCACCAACAGCAAGTTTTGCACTGCCTGAAGTGATGTGCTGTTGAATAACGTTTGGAACAGCAACTGATGTTTTCTTTCCTGCTGCAACAACTGAACTCATTGCTGCTCCTGCACGACGACGCATAGCGTGTCCCATCTTTCTATAGTCTGACATTGGAACTCCTTATTGCCCTAAAAGAAGAATACCCTCTTTTAACTCGCTTGAATGCTAAACACAATGGCGGAAATCTCTCCGTCACGGCTTTCAATGGTTGTAAACCCTGGCTTACAAATTAGGTCCATACCCCTTGGGGCTACGTAACCTCTGGCTATTGCCATGGCTTTAACGGCTTGATTAACTGCCCCTGCACCTACGGCACGGAGTTTTACTTCCTTTTTCTCGTAAAGAGCATGGGCGATTGCGGAGGCAACGCTTTGTGGGTTGCTTCCTGCACTTACTCGTAGAAACGGCTCCTCTGAGGCAACCGCTTTTTCAGTATTAGTCACGATTTTGTATTCCTTTAGTACGTAGTAGTAGTGCCCTCTAGGTAATAAAGGTAAGTAAAAAACCCCTGTACGTCAGGCTAAACGTTGCTCATCTCTATATTTTGGGTCTGCCATTTGTTTAATAACGGCCTTTTCTATGGCATCTAGACCATTTCCTGAGACTAGCCTTGCTAAGGCATACGAATCAGCAGCATTGTCGTCACTAAACTCCACACCCCAACGCTTGTATATCTGCATCAACATTTCTTGTTTTTTAGCGTTGCCTTTACCAGCAGCAAACTTCTTTAAGGTCATTGGGGACACCTGCAACGGAAAAATCTTGTCACGTTCGTATAGTTCTAACTTTACAATTGCTGCTAACTCTCCAAGTTTTAAAGCAGCAGGGGACTGCAACACGCTACCTTCTATAGCAACATCAAGTATTTCTGCACCTAGTTCTTGAACATAATCCAGAGTATCGCCAATCCACTCTTTTATATCTACCAGTCTTTCAATACCAAAGTACGGGGATTTATAAACCCATGTGTGAAACTGCATTGGGTCTTTAGAAGAAAGAGCGGTTAACCCAAACCCTGTAAGAGATTGGTCTATGCCGATATAAACGTCGTCTTTTCGGGTAAGACCGTTATCAAATACTTTGCTGCTCATACAGTTGCTTCACTAAAAAGTTTAGTTGTTCAACAGAGCCATCATTATTTAATGTTAAATCAAATTGAAATCTATCTAAGTCTGTTTCTGATATATGTGTGTTTACGGCTTCAACTCCTGGCCTAAGAATTCGCCATACTTTTCCGCCTTCGCTTTTAATCATATTTGCTTCGTTATGAAACCTAACGTCAGCAATAACGTAATTTGCATCTTTGTCTGTCATCTCATGGAAGGCTGCTGCAATCCACACTCGTTCGTCAATAACTCTTCGTGCACTAAACCCAAGGGACTGTAACAATTCACGTACTTCTGGTTTTTTCTTTGCAATCTCCCAGCCGTACTCATCTACTAAATTAACTAAACGTGTTCCATTTATTTGAGGGTTCATTGCATAAAGAATATTTCTAATAGGGTCAGCAAACGCAACTCGTTTAAACCCATACTCATTAACTAAGTACTCAGCAACAGTGTCTTTTCCAGACTGTGCGTATCCAGATAACCCAATAATCATGCGGAGAACTTGTCCTTTCTCATTGCACGGAAGTCTGAAGAACGACGAGTTATTTCACGAGAGACCAATGCGGTGTCTCGTTCTAAGTTATAGAACATGACCTCAACCATTTTGCGGTACGCATACGACTCTTCAACTTTGTCAGCAAGTCCTAAGACTTTTGGGTCAATTGCAACTTCTGCTTTAATAGCAGTAATTCTTTCTCCTGTAGTCTTTTGACCCATACGAGTAACCATTAATCTTGCTGATGCGTTTTCTAGCAGTTTTTCAGCAGCACGTTCGTCTATTTGTGCTGCAGACAATTGAGTTGCAATGTAGTTAGACCAAGCAGTTAAACTACTAAACAAATGGCTTAGTTCTTCTGTGTCTAAATCGGTTAATTCTTTAGGCATAGTAGGAAACTCATCTTGTTTTACTGCATGAAAGAACCCTTGTTTAGTTAGTTCATCAACTGCTTTTTGTGAGGCTTCACCAAACTTATGCATTTATCTCTCCAAACTGTTGGCACTGCTTACATCCTAACGCACCGTTGTTTGTACATTCAAGAGGGGTTCCTGCCTGTACAGCATCAACAACAAGTTTAGCCTTATCAAAAATGGGCTCTACAAACTCGTAATCAGCCTTTACACTGAACTCACGGTAATCTTGGTCAGACTTAAGTTCGTAAATAAACACAATCTCATTTACTGGACTCATCATTCTTCTAGCCAATTCTAGATATATCTGACCCTGCAGCAAGTGACTTCTAAAAGGTCTACGAATGCTTCTCCAGGCTTTAGTCAAATCACCATCTGCTTTAGCCAACAACTCAGGTGCTTCAAATCGCAAAGTCCCTGCTCCAATTGATTTAATCTCAATCAGAGTGTCGTCACCAATTCCTTTAATCCAACCGTCGGAATGACCAGCAATTTTTAAAGACTCGTCAACCAGGGTAACTTCTCTGTACTTAAGAAACACACTCCTTGCTGTGCAATTAGTACAAACTGACGGTGATATGGCAAAAAATACAGAACCACAAACCATGCAGCCCCACTCACCATACAGCACTCCCATTTCACGAAACCAGGTTTGCCACTTATGGTGAATGGCATGGCCTTCATCAAATATTGATTGCAGTCTTAGGTTTGGCTTGTCTTTTTTAACTTCAGCACCTGTAAGGGCAAAGTAAGATGCTCTTAGACACCAGTCTGATTTAACCATTTCAGAGGGGTGCAAAACATTTGTTGCACGTTTCTCAACAGGTCTAGCCATTAAGTGTCGTTCAATGTCGCCAATTAATCGAGGGTTGCTCTTCTTAGCGTCTAAGAACTTCTTTAACTCTGTCATTCCGTATCCAATCTCATGATGAACTCTTTAAGAGTCATCTTCTTTTTATAAGACTTCTTCCACTTACGTATCTGAGCGTTGCGTTCACGATGTGAAAGTCCACCCCAAATACCGTGTGGTTCATCTCTTTCTACAGCATCCCACAGACATTGCTGTCTTACTGGACACGGGTTCTTTCCGTTTTCGCCAAAACAGAAGGTCTTAGCCCTATCTGCAATGACTGTGTATAGTTCTTTATCACGTGGAGGGTAGAAGGTATCAGTGTCCTCTCCTTTGCACCGAGCCTTGTACCGCCAAGCGTAAGACGGTTCATCCATTTATTACGATTCCTTTGCAAGAGTCTCCCTCATTTCCAAGTAATCGTCTTCAAGGAGAACAACGTAGTTCTCCCCGTCTAGATGGATGCCGAGTATCGGTATACGGCTATCTAGTATTGCTTCTTTTGTAATCTTCTTTAGAACTTCTGATTTAATTGTGACCTGTTTTTTACCAGTCCACTTGTGTTCAATCAGTAGGTCCTCGGAACGTACATCTCCCTTTCTAGACCAAAAGGCTCCAGAAGCAGCAGTACGAGAACCATCAACCTTTTTGGCTAATCGATTCTCGTGTTTACGTGACTGCTTTTGTCCTTCTGATTTCATTTCTTTTTGTTGACCTTAAATTGGTCGTATGCAATTAGTGTCAATGCAACTGTCTCTGCTGCTGTTTGCACTGTGTGCATTAAATCTTCTGGGTGTCGTTTGCTATCGACTTCAGTTTGAGTAACAACAAAGGTTAATATCTTTAAGTACTCGTCCATAGTCACGTACCAACTACACTTCATATCATCCAAGTTCAAGTACCTTTTTCGCTAACTCGTCTTTAAGGTCAATCTCTTCACGGATGCTTGCAATTAATGAGTCTGTGCCTTGCCACTTACGTTCACCGTAGTAATACCAAGCACCTTTACGTTCTACTATGTCGTTAAGAACAGACATTGCTGCAATCTCCTTGGCAAAATCATACTCTCCTGGAGCACAATCTCCACCTGGGGCAAAGTAAAAATCAAAATACGCAACACGTTGTGGTGGTGCTGTTTTGTTCTTTAAACTACGAACTTTAATTACCTGACCAATACGGGTTTTGTTACCGCTAGGTCCAATTTCAATCCACTCATCTCTTCGGACCTCACAACGAGTAAAGAAAGCATAGTTCTTTCCCTCTCCTCCAGGAGTTGTACGTGGGTCTCCATGCATTACGCCAATCTTCATTCGGTATTGGTTAATCACAATTCCAAGTACAGCACGTTCATCTTCAACCAAACTTCTTTTAATGGCTGAACCAACAACTCTAAAGAACTTGTTAGTAAGTAAAGCACCACGCCCTACAGTCATTTCATCCATGTTCTTCTCCATTTCAGGAGCAGGTGAGAGGGCTGGCAATGAGTCGATGACAATTGCATCTACAGCCTTGGACTCTGCAAAAGCAATTACTGCGTCATAGGCTTCTTCCATAATGTTTGTTTCAATGACAATCACACGGCTTGTATCTACACCGCACATTTCTGCATACTCTGGAACCCACTGCTCTGCAGCAACCCACACAGTTGTATGGTCTGGGTTTAACTTTTGATTAGCAGCAATTGTTTTTAATGCTACGGCTGTTTTTCCGTGTGAGGATTCTCCGATAAGTTCATTCCACTGGTTTCCAGGAAATCCTCCTCCAAGGACGTAATCCAATGTAGTAGAACCACTGGTAATGCGAGGAATAAGGTCAGCCCTAATATCAGACCCGACCACAACGACGTTCTCGCCAAACCGTTTATTAAGTTGTGCTGCAACTTTTCTTGCTTCATCATTTATCATCCGTCAATTCTTCCTACGATACCTTGTGGGTTCCAATTACTTGCTGTGTCATTTCCTAGTGCACCTTTAACATTACCCTCAACTTTAGCACCAGTTAAGGCACCATAACGAGAACCAGATTGGTTGATGGGGTAACCGCAGTCATAACAACGTGGAGCAGCGTTTTGAACTGCCATGTAGTTATTTCCACCGCATTCTGGACAAGACTGCGTTTGGTTTGCACTTCCAATTCTTAATGAAGGCTGTTGAGGTTGTGGTGCTTGATAAGGAGTCATTGGTTGCTGAGATGCTGGCATCGGAGGGCTTACATCTCGTCTTGGTTGTGTTTGAGCAGGTTGCTGTAACTTTCGTGCCCACCAATCAGCGTTTGTCATTTAGTACTCCTAGGTATTCTTGGTCCTACAGTTAGTAGGTTTAAATCCACCATCTGAGAAAGAGAGCCTACTACAGAAGCAAGAGCAATCTGTTGAGTGGCAGAAATGACGTTTTCCCACTCTTCTGAGTCAATTTCTTCTGCTTTGGTTCCCATACGAATTCGTTGAAGTTCAGTCATAGACTTAGCAATGTGGTAGGTATGAGCAAAGATTAAAGGCTGTAAATGAGCAATACGTTTAAATCGTAAATCGCTTTCCTCTTGCTCTTTCTGTGCTACCTCATCACTCACCATTGAAGTTCCAGAAATAACACTTAACGAGAATGCTTCATCTAATTGAGCGTCAAGAAGCAACCCACGCATTCGAAACATAACTTCAGTTATTAATGCATCTGGGTCAAGTTCTTTTCTCTTCTTTCTAAAGAACATCACTTTGCTTCTCCCCACTTTTGAACAATCTTTACATCAGCAATTAACGGTACTGCCATGTCTGGAAGATTTACTCCCTCCATCGATTGACGAATTGCTTCTGCTGTTTCCTCAGCCAAATGGTCTGGAGTAATTGTTACAAGTTCGTCGTGAACAGTCAATAGTACGTTTACCTCTGGCTCAGTCACAAAACAGGAGTGTGCTCTTACCATTGCTAATTTAATCAAGTCTGCTGCAGAACCTTGAATAACAGTATTGAACGCCTGTCGTTCAGCACGAGACTTCTGACCAAGGTCGCTATTCAATAGTTCTGGAATATAACGGCGACGACCTAGTACAGTTGAGACGTATGGGAGTGGTCGTTGTTGACGAGCCACACGGATTACTCTGTCTCTGTAATTGTTAATAGAAATAAAGGCATCATTAAAACGGTCCATCAATTGGTGAGACTCTTTAACTGTACAACCAATTTGGTCTGCAATCTTTTCAGGACCCACACCGTAAGCAATTGCAAGTACAAGTACCTTTCCTGCTTTACGGTCTACTCCCATCTCATCACCAATCGTGGTGTAGATATCCCCACCTTCTAAGTAGTTTTGAATAAACTTCTTGTCTCGTGAAAACGAAGCAATAATGCGTGGTTCAATCTGTGAGTAGTCAGCAACAACTAACTTGTATCCTGGAGGAGCAATAAACAGATTCCGTATTAACTTTCCGTACTCTCCAGAAGATGGAATGTTTTGCAAGTTAGGCTCACTGCTAGAAAAACGCCCAGTCTCTGCACCGTGTGATTTAAAGTTTGTATGAACTTTTCCATTTACTAAAAGACTTTGGCGTTCTGTTGTCTTAGATTTACCTGCTGTCGTACGTGTTACTTCTCCTCCTGTATAAGGAGTTACGTAAGTAGTCATGATTTTATTTAAGTCTTGGTACTTCATAATTGCTGCAACTAAAGGGTTCTTTTCACGATAGAACTCCAGTGCTTCTGAACTTACAGAATAGTGACGGTAGTTAAGT